TCATTCTTCCTCAGTCCAAGCACTCTTAGCAAGTTCTGTTAATATCTCACTATGATTGTAAGTAGTTAGTCCATCAAAACAACTTGGAGTATCACCTTCAAACTTTAATATAGCCTTGCTGCCATCTAATGTTTTTCTTAGTGTAGCCATAGATGATTGTATTGCACTTACTATCATTTCATCTGTTATATCAGATACATTTACTATAACCCATTTTCTATTAGAATATTTCATTATGGTGTATCTCCTTCAAAGTCAACATTACTCATATTTTGCATTATTGCTGCATTCCCACCTACTTCTTGTAATGTTATATTGTTCCAATATGCAATTTCTCCTGCACCCATAGATTTTGCCCTTAAATAACAATTAGTAGTATGACCTGCTTTAAAATAACCTTCAATAGTTGAAAAATCTGTATTTGTTACTACCCAAGTAGGTCCATTAGAACCACTTGCTGTAACAACTTCAAATGTAACTGAACCTGTATTTACTTTTGCATCAAATTTAATTTTATATAGTTTACCAACTGTTAAATCAGAAGATAAATCTTTTGCATTCCTTAAATAAAGATATGCTCCACTTGCACTATCTACATAAGTTATTTTTATTGCTCCACTATCATTTTCTACTGTATTGTTTGAATAAACTTCCCAACCACCAGTTCCACTTGCATAAGCATCTGCATCAAATAAATCATTACCAAGTGTTGGTGTAACCATATCTGAAATTGCTTGTGTGTCAGTTTCTGCAAGATGCTTACTATCCAATACTCCATCACCCATTCTATACCAAGCCTGTAAATTGCCTGATGCTACACCTTCTTTGTGATTGTAAGGTTCTCTACCATTGTATATGGTTTTAACTTGATTAATGGTTAATGCTGAGTTATATATAGCTACTTCTGATATATTGCCTTTTGTTTCTCTACCTGATTCACTTGTTCCTATTTTAAAATTAATAGAAGCATCTCCTAAATCATCATTTGTAGCTGATGCATTTGTAGCAACAAGAACACCATTTAAATACAATTTTAAAGTATCTGCAGAGTTTGACCTTGTTCCAACAATGTGATACCATTTACCAAATTCCCAAGAATCTGAAGGACTTATTGCATTTTGTCTTGCAACATCACCATTAGTATCAAAGAAAATTGTATTATTACTTTCAACTAAACAAATGCCCCAACCATCACCTGAACCTAAAGTATTGCCTTTAGCTACTATGTCATGATAATCAGAACCACCTTTAGTAGAAACTTTACACCAAGCACTAACACTAAAGTCATTAGTTCCTACATCTAAACTTGAATCTGAACCACAATCTACATAATCATTAGAGCCATCAAATGCTAAAGACTTTTCATCTCTGAATACATCACCACCTTTTGTTGATATGCCCTTAGCAAACATTAATCTTTTACCACACCAAATCTACATATAATAGCTTCACCTGAACCAATAACAATATCACCACCACTAACATTAACAATTCCAAAATATAAATCTTTAACTGAATCAGTTGCTTTTAATACTAATCCTATATTAGCTTTAGTGCAAACTTTAGCACCACCAACATCTGTCCAATTAGATAACTCTACAATAGCCATACTATTGTCTGCTGAAGCATCTGCTGCATTTATTGCATCACCTACTGTGCCTAAATCAGGCTGACTATCTGTTATAATTAAATAAATTGCACCACCTGTGTCTGATGTATCTATTGCAGTTACAGATTGTAAAATACAACTTCCACCTTTTACTGATACTGCATTGCTAATAGTTCTTTGCTCTGCCATTAAATCACCAGTTGAATAAGTTGCCAATGCTATTGATGGATTAACAGTTATTAAATCAACTTCCATCTTGTTTAACTTCTCAACTACTGCATATTTTCTTAATTGTGTTTCTGCCATTTTCATTCTCCTTTAAGGTTGGCTACCATGAACAAGGTTCATAATAATTTATTTATCTTTTTTTTTATCTTTCTTAGATGCTTTCTTAGCTTCTTTCTTAGGCTTCTCTGCCTTAATCTCATTGCCTTTAGCATCACATTCAGTAAATCTTTCTTTCAATGAATTAATATCATGATTAGGTGTAACCTTGATAATTGTTCCATCTGCTTTTTTAAAATATTGTTCCATAAATTTTTTCTCCTGTTGTAACAAAGGGCAGTTTTACCTGCCCTTGTTATTATGATTATCTATTAAGAAACATCAGATAAGATGTAAACTCCAAATGAATCATGGATTTCTATTTCTTTCCAAAATCCAGTAGCAACATATTCTGTTGTTCTAAATGAAGCATTTCTTTCTGTTTCTATTCTCATTAATCCTTCAGGTCCTATTGCAAGTCCTAAAGCACCTTTTGAAAATGCAAAACCAGCAGCATCACCACCAGAACCTACATCTTCATTGATTTGGTCTGACCAGTAAACATTAAATCCAGCTATTGTTCCAACCATACCATTTACTAATTTAGATTGAGATAGTGGATTATCTGCTTGTGCACCTGCTGAAGGGTCTACTAACAATCCTGATAGACCTTTTGCACCCCATACTTGCTTAGGTGATAACACTAAGTTATATGGAAATGGAGCACCTGCTGCTCTTAACTGTCTCATTGAACCAAAGATATGGTCTAATGCTAAAGCAGTTCCTGCTGCACATTCTGTTTGTGAGAAAGCAGTTCCTAATGCTGTTAAATCTGCATCAAGTTTAGCTGATACTGCATTACCTAAAACATCACCAACATTACCTGTATAATCTTCAGCACTACCCATAGCTGCTAAATCAGATACATCTGTTCTAATAACATGCTCTGATACTAAAGCAGTTTTAGCTGCTGTATCAATAGATGTCATTGTAGTGTAATCTGCACCATCTGTTGCTGCACCAACATCACTTGAAGCAATCTTAGTATAATCAACAAATTGAACTGTTAAAGCACCTTTTGGACATTGTCTTGAAGTTATTAGTGGTAACATCACATTAGCTTTGTTAAATGCAACTACTGCATCACCTATAATAGTTCCTACACCACCTACAACTCTTCCTGCACCTGTATCACTTACTGCATCTGCCATGATACTCTCCTTTAATCATTATGTCTTTCAACTGCATAAAGCCTTCATTTTGACATAGCTATTTATTTTTTGCTTGTTCATAAGGCTTTCTTAATGTTCCTTTACCAAATCCACCAAAGTAACCAAAAGACTTAGATATAGACTTACCTTCAGCTTGGTTATTTGCCCTTGTTTCCATTTCATCAATGTATTCATCATAGGACATCTTACCATTCTTATATCTAACATCTACATCACCATCTTTTTGTGGCTTTAATTCCATATCATTCTTAGGGTCTAAATCTTTACCTAATAACTTGCTATGTTTTTTATTCAAAGCCAATATTAATACCTGAGTTTATTTGTTTTTTAGATTCTTCATAACCTTTAGGGTCTTTAGATGCCCATTCAGAGTAAGAAGAATAACCTCCCATATCACCTGCTTTACCAGTAGTGGCTCTTGCTGATGAAGTAGTAGGTGCTGAAACATTAACAACCTTACTTACATATTTCTCTAATTTATCTAAGCTCAAACCATCTGCAATAGATTTATCATCATCATCAGTTAATTTGCCCATTAATGATTCTCTTTTATTAGCTTGGTAAGTATTCCATTGCTCTGATTGAACTTTAAATTCATCTCTTTCCTTCTGAACAATATTAAGAGCTTCTTTTAGCTTTCCATCTTCTACCATTTTATTCTCTTGTTGTTGTTTAGTAGTCTGATTCATTTTATCAATCTGTGCTTGTAGCTTACCAACTTGACCTGCCAAATCATTCTTTGCTTGATTAACTTCTGCAAATCTATCATAAGGAACATTTTTTGTATCAGCTTGTGTGCTGTTGTTATTATCCTGAGTATCTTCAGTTGTTTGAGTAACATTTTCTTCTGACATTTTTTACCTCTGTTTGTTGAGTTTTAGTTGAAAATTCTTATATATAATATAACTTACTAAATCTTTTATACAATTATTTTTTAAATAAATAAAAATAATACTTGCATTATATTATTATAAAGTTATAATATATGGTGTGAGTGAGAATAAACAAATAAATATGGAGAAACAAATGAGAATAACAAAAAATGAAAAAGAAGTTTTAAATGCAATAGAATCAACAGATTTGAATGATGGTTCTCAAACTTGTTTATATGGACCTTTATATCATGACAATTATGATATGAATACTTTAAGAGGTTCTATATCTTCTTTAGTAAAAAAAGGAATTATAGTTGTTGATGAAGAAGATAATAGTTTTGGTGATGATTTTGAATATACTGAAATAGTTGTCAATTCAGATTATGTTGAAAAAGATGAAGAAGGATATTTAACTATAATTAACTTGGAGGTGGCATAAGCCACCTTCTTAATCAAGGGATAAAGGAGAACTTAATAAAAGAGCCACTTAATTGTGGCTTTTTTATTTTCTACCTATTTTGTATCTTGTAGTTTTATTAGGTCCTAATTTTTTCTTTATATAGCTATTAGCTTCCTTAGATAAATAGTTAATAACACCATCAGGCATAGGTTGTGATTTAGATGTTAATACTCTACCCATCTTCTTTAACCATTCTACTCTTGCACCAAATGTAGTCCAACCTATTTGGAATCCATTTCTCATTGTTTTAATTAAGCTATAATCTCTAAGTAAATCAGATGTTAATACTGGTGCATTGCTATTAGCATATTGTGATGCTTGTCTTTTAAATTTGTTTGCTTTTTTGTTTTGTCCATACTTAGATGTGTATGCTTTAAATGGTTTACCAAATACATCTTTAGCATCTTGGAAGATATGCTTTCTATATCTATCTCTGACATTAGGTCCTATTCTTCTGAAGAATGTAGCATCAAGCATCTGTGTCCTTTATTGGTTCAAATCTAATTCCATTATCATTTGGCAATTTATCTGTATGTGATAATTCACCTGAAACAATTTCAAAAGGTATTCCATCTTTATATGCTTTACAAGTTCCCCAATTTCCTAAATCAAAATGCTTACAATCTAAACAAGATATTTCTTTTGCCATATCACCCACCTATTGTTGTTATATTTGTTTCATCAAAAACTACATACCAATTTATATCATTTCTTTGTGGTATTATTATTCCTTGATAACCTAAATCTTGAAAGTATTTAGTCATTTTTTTTGTAAATGGCATATTACCAGTTATTGCACTATCAATCTTTACTTTTAATGCAGCACCTTCCATTACACCTGATGGAAATTTAAACATTTTATCAACATTTATTTTTATTGCCATTACCTGTGATTGCTGACCAACATATTGTGCTGCAAACAAATTAGCATCTCTTACATTATCAGTAAAATACACACCTTCACCATATATTCTTCCAGTTGTTGTTCTTCTTTTTAAAGTAAAACCTTCTTTTGCAATATTAGTTGCATTTTTAACACCAGTAGCATGATATATAGTTTTTTTAACACTACTATTTCTAACAAATTTTTTAGCTACTTTTTCTGACATAGCTGGTTTCCAATTAACTGTGCCTAATGTCTTTTGTTTTATTACTTGCTGTGCTTGTTTACCTTCAAATAACTTAATACCTTCATCTGATGCTATCTCCCACTTATGTCTGCAATTAATACCACCACCATCTACTAATGAAGCTGACCAACCACTTTCAATTATTTGTGCTTCTGTTAATGCTCCAGCACTTGCATATTCTAAACACTCATCTCTTGTTCTTTCATCAATAGGACCTACATATACATACTTAGTATCAGCAGGTGCATCTTTCATCATAGTATTAGTAGCTACTCTTGAATATGTGTTTAATCTTGTATTAAGTATTGCTCTTTGTCCTGAAGCAGATGATGCTACACTAACTTGATTAAGTATCTCTGATGTTTGCATACCTGATATAGTAGCAGAATTAAGTATGTTTTTTAATTCAGAAGCATCTGTGCCAATAATCTCATCTAATACAGATATATTACCTGATAAGAATGATTCTAATGTTTGTTCATCTATTGGCATCTAAATCTCCAAAAGGTATGGTTTCTTCTAATACTACTTTGTGTTGTTGTATGTATAGTTCCTTTGCTTTGCTTATTTTTGCATCTAAAATAGCCTTTAAATCCATCTTTTCTAATGCTTGGATAAATTCATCAGGTGTTACTTTATCCTTTAATTTAAGCAAATCCTCAGTTAATTCTAATTTTGCTTTATCAAGTATTGCAGTTACTTGTTCAGAAACTTCATTTATTTTATCTTGGTTAGGCATTACTTTAGTAGGTCAGTTACTGATTTACTTGATTGCCAAAACTTACAAGACCAGTATCTTGCTTTTGTTTTGTCTGTTGGTTTGTTAGAATCACACTTGTGTCTTGCTCTAAATGATTTTCTTTTAGCATCACTTGCTCTTTTAATAGATAAGTTAGGGTCACCAAACATAACCTTCTTTACTTTATCACCTGACTTAACAAATACTTTAAACTTCTTTCTACCATATCCAGCTTCACCTTTAGTGATTCTTGAAGGTTTATCTAACTTAACTGACTTGCCTTGATACTCTGCCATTATTCTACTGGCTTTGCTAATGCTTGTAGTAATGCACTACCTGCTGTTTCTTGTGGCTCTTCAGGTTCTTCTTCTTCAAGTTCCATCTCTGTGTCTTGCTTTTCAAATAGTATATCTAATGCTTCTTCTCTATCTAAATCAGGATTCTTTTGCATAAGTATATCTGCTTTATCTATAAGTCCATGTGCAAGTTCCCACTCCCACTTTTCTCTTTGCTCTTTATCATTAAGAACTTCTATTGCTTCAGAAAAGTCTACATCTTCTAAATCACCTGCATCTTTACCATCTTCTACTGCTATAATAACTCTTTCTAAATCAAATAGTTTATGCTCTACTTCTTTCCATCTTGTAACATCAGACTTTCTATCATCTGTTAGTTCCATATTTCTTAGCTTAAGTGCTACACCTGAAGCAGCAGTTGAACCTTCAACAAATGAAGTAGGTAGATGGTAGTTTTGTGCTAACATCTTATAACTGCTTTGTATAGAAGAATCAAGTGCTGGAACTGCATTAGGAGGTGAAACAATGCTTATAGACCCATCTACACCTAAATAATTAATTTTGTCCTGACCAACAGAAATTTTATCTTGTGAATCTATACCTGCTCCATTAACAAACAGATAACCAAATGATTGAAACATTATGTTAGCATTCTTATTAGTTTCTGCTACATTAATGGCTAAGTTAGTTTGTATTAAATCTGTTGAAGCATTAGTATCTAAGTAATCTGTTTCAGGCTTACCATCTCTAAAGCATTCTACAAATGGTAA